AGAGCTTAATCGCTCTCCTACTAGCTGGGTCCCCATTTACCTGATAAGTAAATTCAACCCTGCACAAGCTAACCTATACTAAGTACGAGTAAGGACTTAGAAGAAGCCGGTTAGGCTGATGAAATGCCCTGCGAATCCGGAAAAATAACTAATCCGGACCATCGCTTTAAGGGTCTACTCACCTATGGTAGGGGGAGTATCCACTTGTATGCAGCAGATTAATTTCATACTGCAGTAAGCTTCTTTCCATCGGACCAGGCTACAAGTGCCCCGTCATCCTTTTGGTGAAACCGGTATAGACAATAGTAACCATAAAACTATATCGGACCTTTCTTTTACCTACTCACCGTTCAATCATTTATCAACTGATATTTGAAAGAATTTTAATTCCATCGTAAGATGCCATTAATGTAGCTCTTAAGTACCTCAGTACTAAGTTACTAAATCGAAGATAAACTTCAGCCTAATAATAATAGAACGAGATTTAAGATAGACCGATTACCACCTCATCTAAGATGAATGTGATAATGGACCCTTATGGACCGGTCCGAGGAAAACACATATTGAGTACTATAATCAAGATAATTATAGATCCAATACCGATATGGCTTATGGGAGTCACTGTGACTTTCATAATTGGTTCTCGGCGGCGCGATCTTCTAGTCTACACTAGCAGCGAACAAATATAGGTAGGGATGTAGAGGTGTAAGCCCTCAGTAATTAGATAAGAATATACTTAAATAAGATATCTTATTTTTTACTTCAAACTTTATCACAGAGCTCTTCATCTTTTCTGTATATTAATTATTAACTGGAATTGATGATTTTCTAGCCACCTAGATTATTCCGTTCTTGAGATAGTTGTAATCAGTTATTAATATGTAACCGACCTCAACATTGCAGAGGTTTCTATTTAAATTGATAAATTATTTAGAACTTATTAATTAAACTTGACCTTTATTCTGAACCTGAGTCTCTACTTTTGGTAAGCAGTGACTTGGTAGTCCCAAGGTGATGAAATAAAATTAAATATGTTATTTTCAAACACATTTGTTGGTACTAGAACACTAAGACCCGTTCACTTAGGAACTTTACTATTCATCCGTAATTACAAAAGTAATTGGGATGCCTATCGAGACATCGATTGGGGTCGCGCAGAAGGAAAACTATATGTAGTTCTCGATCCTTGCGACAATACTATACTGGAGTATTTAACTCCAGCAGAATACCGATCACTACGAAAACAATGTATCAGTAATGATATCCAATTGGAAGTAATAGCAAATCCTAAATCTGATCCAATTTCGAACCCTCACCGACCTCCTAGTGGAGATAACGGTCGAGTTGATCGTAACGACCATACTAAAGGATCGAACGATACGAAACCGGACCAAGTAAAGTAACTCTTGGGCATACAGACTCAAAAGAAATGCACCAGTTTTCTGGCTGGTTGCTAAGACTTCTACAACGAACTAATATAGTACCGGAGTCACGAATAGTGATCAGGCATATATTCGCTCTTATAAGACATAATGGATTATCATATACGACTAGTTATCTAAAAGAATCCGTAAGGATTACTTACCATTGGATGGCAGGTAATCCGGTTCATAAATGTGAACCCGGACCTTTTGTAGGAATTTCCAAATTTGGGCTTCCTATTTTAATTAAACCTTTATATATGAGGTTTATTAAAGGAGATAAAATCGCAATGCAATTTACATTGTTCTTGCTTTCCTGGTATCGTATTTTTGAGATTCCAGGTAAACTGAAATTAGAGTCAATTACCGATCCTGGTGTTTATAACCAAGGACCTGTGGCAAAAGAAGCTTATCAAGCTTTGGAGGATGCTAAAGAGTATTCTAGTATCTTCTTAGAGGGGTTACAGTTACCGTCGATTAAGGCGGCCTGGCCATTCTTTGGAAGTACGAAAACACCTTCAGGTCTTCCTGCTTTCTTATCTATCCCTACTTCTATACGAGCTTTTACACTCACAGAAGAAAATAGAGAAGTTTTCGCAAATATGCTATATTTGCTTTGGAAAACAAGAAGTTACCTCTTATTCTTTTTACTGTTCACCTTTTATCGCTTTATGATAGGATATTCCTACATTCACGATTATCTCTGTGATATCATCGACCGTACTAATTTCAAAGCCTTAGATAATGGTATAGTTTATACCTTATTTATTGGTTGGAAAAGAGCAGATCTTGGAAAACTCGCAGAAAAATTAGAAGCGGCCGGAAAAATCCGGGTTTTTGCAATGGTTGATCCTATTACACAATGGGTCTTAAAACCTTTCCATTTGCAACTGTTTAAAATTCTTGAACAGTTTCAATGGGATGGGACTAAAGATCAAATTGGTAAGGCTCAAGCCTTTTCTAGAAAATACGTAGGTAAACCTATGTACTCTTTAGATATCTCTTCTGCTACGGATAGAATTCCAATGGAAATCTATTCCACCTTGTTCATCCCGCTATGGGGTGAATCGGTATTCAATGCATGGAAACATACATTGGTAGGTAGAAAATATCTTTATCGAGATCGCTCTAGAGATGCAGAAGAACCTGAACGGTACTTATCTTATGGTGCTGGACAACCTATGGGAGCTCTTAGCTCTTGGGCTAGTTTAGCAGTCATTCATCACTTTATAGTGAAATTGGCAGCTTGGCGTGTAGGGTTATCTTCTTTTAATGATTATATCATTTTAGGAGATGACTTAGTGATAGTTGGAGAAAAGGTCGCTAAATCCTATTTAGGACTTATGAAAGATATAGGAGTGGATATTAATTTATCTAAATCCTTAATTTCTCAAGTAGGAGTGATGGAATTTGCTAAGCGAGTATGGTATAACGGAGAAATTTTCTCTGCTATCCCACCGCGAGATGCATTTCTAGCCTTCCGACATCCTGTCATGTTCCCTACCTTTATTAGAGGTTTGGCTCGTGATGTGGTCTTACTTCCAGCTAGTCATTCTATTAAATTCTTCATTGAGCATTTTGGAGTGAATTATGATCCTTATAGATCAGTAATTTCCTTACCAAAAGCTTTATTAGGAGGTTTAGTAGAACTGATTGGTTATAAATCTATTTATGCCAATCTTTACACGCCTTTCTTGTTACTTTCATTACAGCGATCAAGACTGATCGACTTGGAACGTTGGTTTCAAGGTAAAGCTCACTTTCTAGTTCCTGATTTGCTTGCATTTCAGTTATTAGATAAGGGAGTGTATAAAGATCACTTAAAAGATTTTGTACCCCCACTGTCGTGGGCCAGAAACTTCTTAGTCTCTGTGAGGGGTTCGGGTATCCGAATCTCGGTATTAGAGTCACTGATTCTTATCTTTTGGGGTTTCTTAATCGAAATCCCAGATATAATCAGATACTGGAGAATGCATAAGGCTGAGTTATCTCAGTCCTTACCATCAGAAGCCGCCCGAAATCACTTAGGATCTCAGGCTGCCGGAGGATATGCAGGAAACATTCGTGATTCCTTTCATATCAACACCGTGCCTCTGCTGGGTAGGCAGATTGATTTACCTATGCATGCATTTGGTGCGGATTTAAGGTACTTTGTCTATACTCTAGACCCTCTTTCACGTTCACCTTTATCAAAAGTCTCGATGGATTGGTCAATCCAAAACGATTCTGATTTAAAGGATGCGTATAAAGGGGCTAGGGCTAAAGCTCGATTTATTCGATCTTTAGGACGACCTTATTTGCAACTCCCTGCTATATAAGCGTTATGAAGTCATAAGCTGTATGCAGCAGGACCGCTGATGATAATAATTACTTATTATCGTTGTGGCCCTTTTCAGATAGCGACTTGAGCTCATCAAGGGTAGCCAAAAACAGG